CAGTTTCACGTTGTAGCCAGCAATCAAAGTGAGTGTTAGGTCTTTTGGTAGGTAAAAGCACGGATAAGTGCGTCCCTTGCTGTCGGTGTAATCTCCCCAAAAATGGGGAGATTGAATTTCAAGCTCTTCTAACATTAAACGCACATCACGCATAACGTGGTCGTGACGTTTTTCGCATAACTGAGCAATCTCAACGCTACTCATCGTTAAGCTTGCATTTTTTTCGGTAATCGGTAATAATTCTGTCGCTTTCATTAAAGATTTATTCCTGTATAGAACCCGTGTTACTGCACGGGGTTTTTTATTTGCCTACATTCTCAATGCCTTTACTCGCTAGGAGTTTTAGTGCATCAAGTTCTCTATCGCTTAAATTAGTTAATCCCTTCTCAACAACCGTTAAGCCGAGATAATCCAAATAAGCACAAAACTTATCTAAATGTTCTGCTTTAAATCGGCAAATTGTGGCGGCATCTACGCCAATCGCTTCTGCCACGTGGCAATCTTTAACCCTTACAGATTGATTCCGAATTGAGTCTGCAATTTTCATTGCATCTAACGTTAATTCCTTGCGTGCCATTGCGTTATACCTCCGCTATGCTTCGGGTGATGGGAAAATATCATCGAGGGAGCAAGACACTCCGTGTTGATTTAATGCTTTTACTAATTTTCTAGAATCCAACAGAGAAGGAATGCGTTTACCTGTTTCATAATTTGCGATCCTAGATTGCCTCCACCCTAAGCTTTGAGCGAGCTCTAGCTGTGTAATACCGATGTTTTTCCTTGCTTCAGCAAGATTATTCATAGAAACATCCTCATTTGTGATTATTTAGTATTTGATTAAATCACATTTAGTGTTTTATATCAACACATTTAGTGTTTTGTTTATGTATTGCGAGCCGTGATATATTTATATCGTCAACTAGGAGAACCAAAATGAGTAGTGTCGGAGAAAGACTAAAAGCCTTTAGAGAAAAGCTAGGCGTAAAACAGAAAGAATTTGCTGAACTCTGTGCGAAAGCAGATAAACGCGAAGATGTGAAGTGGGGACAATCTCGCATTGCGAACTATGAAACCAATAGTAGAACGCCAAGCCTCGAAGATATTGCGATTATTTCGCAAGTGTTAGGAATAGAGCCTGCTGTATTAGCTTTTAGTACAGACGAAATCGAAGTGGTAGGTAGACCAAAAGAGGGCGTTGTTGCAGTAGTAGGACAGGCTACAATGGGGAGGGAAGACCGTATCTATCTAGAAGAAATGCATACTGGCTATGTGCGTATTTTCAGCCAAGACCCACAAGCCTATTGCCTAAGCGTGCGAGGTTCGAGTATGGAACCTCGTATCCACAGTGGCGAATATGTGCTTATTGAGCCCTCGGTGCGCGTGTGTAATGGCGATGATGTCCTTGTTCGTACGGTAGACGGGCAATATATGATAAAAATTCTCGAATATAAGCGAGATGGCGAATACCGTTTCTCTAGTATCAATCACGATCATAAGCCCTTCAACCTGCAAGAAAATGAAGTAGAATGTGTTCACGCGGTTTCTGCTATTTTGAAACAATCACGCTTTATTTCGTTCGAAGAAATTAACGATGAAGACTAAAATAGCAGTTGAATTTATTAGGTAGATATGATGAATAAAGTTACCTTGATTAGAGAAAGAACGGAGATGGGGGTTACGCAGCCCTTTATTTGCCAAACAGAAAATGAACAGTGGTTTGTGGTAAAAACCACGGCAATGATGCCAATCGCACAATTATTGGCAGAAGTCATTGGTTCTATGTTGGCTCACGAAATAGGCTTGCCTAGCCCTCAATTTTGCTTTGTGGATATTACAGAAAAATCAACACAATATGTCTCAGCACAATGGCGTTCAGCCTTACCACCTGGCTCTGCATTTGGCTCTGCGTTTATCAGAAATGCGAAAGTTGCCAAAACAGCTCAAGCAAAGAATGTGAATTACCTCTCTGAACCAGAACAAAAGCTACTTTATATGTTCGATCTCTGGATATTAAATTCTGACAGAACCGCCTCACAAATTGGCACAGGTAATATCAATCTTCTATTTGATGAAACGCAACAAAAAATTCTTGTTATCGATCACAACCTTGCTTTTGACGAAACCGCAATATTTAACGAACATATTTTTTCACCACAAAATCGCGATTGGGAATTAGACTGGGTAGATAAAGAGACCTTTACACAAAAAGCCATTGACACCTTAACTAAATTTGATCATATTTACCAAAGCATTCCTGACGATTGGTTTCCGCTTGATGATGAGGCGTTTCAACAAATGGAAACAAAAATCAGAAAAATTCAGTCAATTTTGAATCGCATTAAAGAAGAACACTACTGGGACAACATCAAATGAAACAACCTATTTTATACAGTTTTGTACGGTATCGACCATACTTTGAAACAGGTGAGTTTGTCAATGTTGGCTTGCTAATATGCGAACCTGAAAAAAGAAAACTGACCTACCGTCTTGTCAATAAAAACAACAAAAGAGTGAATGATTTCTTTTATCGCAGTAAATTATTTGAAAACATACACGACACGATTAGCGATGAACTTAATTATATTGTTAATCAGCAATTTAATTTTACTGCACAAGAAATGGCAACATTTTTCCACCACTACGTTGATGTAAAAGAAGGTATAGTACAATACAGCAATGCGATTGTGGGAATGGTTGATGATCCGAAGGTTTATATCAATAACTTATACACAAAGTTTATCCAAAATGCCGGTGTAAAATCAGAAAGCCAAGAACAAACTATACTAAAGCATTACAAAGCTTTATTTAAAGCAGATAACGACCAAATATTACTCAACTATAAGCAACATAGCGTGAAAGGTGAAATGGCAAAATTCACTTTGCCTCTTGCCCTAAAAAATCAAAATGACAAGCAAATACTCAAAGCCGTTAAACCACTTGCCTTTGATCAGCTTGAAAGTCCAAGTATGATAGAACATTGCGATAGTTGGGTAGCCAAAATCAATCGAGCAAATGAAGAAGAACTATTGAAAAAAGAGAATATCCTTTTTGCACTTGATACGCCAGACACAGCAAGTAAAACCAATATTCTGAATACCATTAAACGCACATTTGATAAGTTTAAAATTCAGCATATTGACTGGCAAGAAGATAAACAGCTGCTTAAATTTGCTAAAAACCTTTAATACTAAACCGCCCACCGAGGCGGTTTTCTTTTACCTAAAATCCCCAAATTTACAAATTTCCTTTCAAATCTCACCGCTTATAGTTCAAAAAACAAGCAATCAAACATTTTCCTAAATTTAAAAATCCTTGTAAAAACAAGCGTTTAATCACGAAATGAAATTTCTCTACAAAATAAATCACAATCTGTTATTGAATTATAAATCACAATTGGTGATAATAACCTCATCAAACGAACTGAAAGACAGACAACAATCAGTTCATGCTCTTTAAAAATTTGAAACAGGTTAGGGAAGATTGCGCTCGGTTCGTTCTAAAACAGCAGCGCGAATTGCGGGATTAAGTTCATAAACCCCACTTACCCAACTGAGAGAAATAAGCTTTTTATCAAGTAATTTCTCAACGGCAAGGACAACCCGTGGATCGTTATTAGGAACCTCACGATTTAACGCAACTGTCATCAGCACAGACCATTCCAAAGATGAAAGTGCTGAAAGCTGCTTGTGTGCTTTAGATTTAGATGCCCACTCATTGTTTAATTTACTCTTCAGAAAAGCGACTAGGCTACGCCAAACCAATAAGCTGAGCAGTGAAAAAAGTAAGATGGCTATGTCATTTAAGCTAAGCCAAGTGGGGAAATTAGCAGGTGTTCTTGCAATAAAAAACTGTGAAAGAGCCTCTGGCATAAACAGGTAGAAAAGAAGCAGGAAGAATAACCACATTGTAAAGTCCTTGAGCAAAATTTTAGTTACCAATGTATTCAGTAGTTTTACAAAAACTTCCATGGTGTTTTCCTCATAAATTTTAAGTTGTGGCGAAAACATTATATTCCTCGAAGTTGTGGCAAACAAGAGGCGAGCTTACCCCTCGTTAAAAGGGTAATTTTCCCTAACCTGTTTTGAGTTTTAGACAATTTGGACGAACACTCGCAGAAAGCTACCGTGCAAGCAGTTACCCGATGGTGAGGGTTAGTAATAGCGTGGACAATTAGACCCACCGCCCAACAAGATGGATTAAAAGCCCCGAATTAACCGCCCAAACGATAGCCGAAAGCCTGTGTTTAGCCTGTATAGCGAGAAAGCAGTCGCACACCACGACGAAGCCCCTAGAACAGGCATTTAAAAAACTCTGATGAATCAGAGCGGGAGGTAAGACTATGAAACGAATGAAATCAATCTTGTCAATCGTCTTTATTGCCGCATTATTGGGCATTGTTGGTACGATGGACTACAACGATTATGTACAAATGGAACGATACAAATGTGAACGTGGCGGTAATGTTTGGACAGTAGAAACCAATGGCGACCAATACTGCAAGTGAGGATATATGCCAAATAAAATTTATGACGATGGCCCACGTTACGCCAAAGTAACGATAAACCAAACTGATAAGGGATATGTTGCATCGCTGTTTTTGGATAAAAAGCTGTATCACTCGACCGCGCCAATGCTTGCGAAAAACAACGCCATTATGCTGGTTAACCGCAAAATTGAGCGGTTGAACATCGGAAAGCGAAAGATTGACCGTATACCGTTTTACAAGGAATAACAGTGCAAAAAAGAAGAATACGATCTCCTTGTGAGTGTGAAAGTGACGTGGATTATTACGAGCAATTTGAAGAGCAAGAGAGCAATAAAGATGATTTCATCGAACCTGATGATGACTTTGAACCTTACGATGATGATTGCGAATACTGGAAATCAAATTGCTACGGCAGAGGATAACAAAAAATGAGCATTTATAGCAAATTAGCAGAAGCCCGAGTTGAATTACAACAAAGAGGTGTAAAACAATCAGGGGCAAATACATTTAGTAAATACACCTATTTTGAATTAGGCGATTTCTTACCAGCGATCAATGAAATCTTTGCTGAAAAGAAATTGTGTGGCGTGGTGTCTTTTACAGAGCAAATCGCAACGCTAACCATTCACGATAGTGAAAGCGATGAAAAAATTACATTTACTAGCCCAATGGCAACCGCCCAGTTAAAAGGCTGTCACGAAATTCAAAATCTTGGTGCTGTTCAAACTTATCAACGTCGTTACTTGTATATGGCTGCACTTGAAATTTCCGAAAATGATGTTCTTGATGAAAACAAAGGAAATGAATCAATAAAAGAAGACAGCAAACAGAAAATGAAAACAAAACAATCAAATGGTATAGATCCGCAAGTAGTTTTGAACGGCTATAAAGTTGCAATAACTACCGCCAAAACATTAGAACTAGTTGAAAAATATAAAAGTTCTATTGTTGAAAAACTAAAAGATTTCCCTGCAGAATTGAAAGAAGCTATTTCAATTTATGACGATAAAAAGAAAACTATCCAAGGTGCGTAAATGAATCATAAATTAAAAATTCGATGTTCTTCATTAAGTAAAATAATGTCAGAACCACGAGGAAAGTCTAAAAAGGAAAAGAAAGAATTATCCGAAACAGCTAAAACAGCCATACGTGAAATGTTTCGATACGATATGTTTGGTTTCCAAAAATTTGAAGGCAGTAAAGAAACTGAAAAAGGTCATATTTGCGAACAAGCAGGAATAGAACTTGCTGGTGCTGTTCGTTTCCTTGATTTAGAAAAAAATACAGAACGCCGAGAAAATGAATTTATCAGCGGTGAATGTGATATTTATGTCCCAGAGTCGAATTTAATTATTGATATAAAAAACTCTTGGGATATTGGTACTCATCCTTTCTTTTATGAAGAAGCAAAAGATAAGGCTAAAAATGCTGGTTATGACTGGCAAATGCAAGGCTATATGTGGCTTTGGGAATGTGAAGAAGCTCATATAGATTTCTGTTTATTCCCTACGCCAGTTGAATTACTTAGTTCTTGGGAAAATCCTTTCAAATATGTGGATTTAGTTAATGATATTCCTCAACAAAAACGTATCACAACTGTTGTTATTGAACGTAATGAAGAACTAATTGAGAAAATTAGAGAACGAGTAACATTAGCTCAATCATACTATGAACAGCTATTTGAAGAATTATTACATAAGGGGTAAACAATGGCAGGCGTAAACAAAGTAATTATCGTCGGACGTTTAGGTAACGATCCTGAAATGCGAACAATGCCAAACGGCGATCCAGTCGCTAAGATTAGCGTTGCAACATCGGAGGAGTGGACGGATAAACAGACTGGCGAAAAAAAACAGAATACCGAATGGCATAACATTATCGCTTTTCGCAAATTAGCCGACATCATTGGGCAATATCTGAAAAAAGGCTCGCAAGTGTACGTTGAAGGTAAAATCCGTACTCGCAAATGGCAAGACCAAAACGGACAAGACCGCTACACCACCGAAATTATTGCCGACCAGCTACAAATGCTAGGCAGTTCACAAGGTGGCAACAGTAACAACTGGGCACAAGAGCCACAGGGTAAGCCAAAACCACAACAATCTCAACAAAAAGAATGGGACGGCTACACCGATCACGAACGCCAACAAGGCAATAATTTTGATGATGATATTCCGTTTTAATGGTTAAACATTCAGTAACTGCTAATTAGGGCGTTTTTATTACTCTATAATCTAACAAGGGAAAAAATATGCAAATTTCTTCCAAAAGAAGATGTGCTCTTAAAATAGGTGAAGAGCAATTTAAAAAGATGTCTGAAGAATCACAAAGAGCAATGCTAACGCTAGTATCTGGTTTAAACGCTTGCAAAACCAAATCAGGAATGCTTAGTGTTTATCACTTAAAACATAAATTTGAAAAGGTGAAACTAGCAGAGTTACAAGGTTGCTACACAACAGAAGCGTGCTTTTCTTATATATTAGCCCGAGTTGGAATTTTAGTATATCCCAAAGGCGATAGAGAAAATTACGATGGGCACCTGCCTATGTATGCTCGTTTATCTGTTAGTAAGGTAAATCACTATTGTGAGATTTTAAAAGAATTGGGAATTAACCCACGCCCTCAGTTTTGAGGGCTTTTTTGTACCTAAAGGAAACTAAAAATGACACAGAAAAAATACGAATTACTTAAAGACGATACTATTACTGCACCAAACGGAAAGACACTCTACCGCATTAAAGCCCTTATTGATTTTGGTGTAGTTGTAGCAGGCTCTCTCGGTGGCTATATCGAAAAAGAAGATAACCTAGCTCATACTGGCAATGCTTGGGTGTATGGCAATGCTCGGGTGTCTGGCAATGCTGAGGTGTATGGTGATGCTCGGGTGTCTGGTAATGCTCGGGTGTATGGTGATGCTCGGGTGTATGGTAATGCTCGGGTGTATGGTAATGCTCGGGTGTATGGTGATGCTCGGGTGTCTGGCAATGCTCGGGTGTCTGGCAATGCTGAGGTGTCTGGTGATGCTGAGGTGTATGGTGATGCTGAGGTGTATGGTGATGCTCGGGTGTCTGGTGATGTTCGGGTGTCTGGTGATGTTCGGGTGTATGGTAATGCTCGGGTGTATGGTAATGCTTGGGTGTATGGCAATGCTCGGGTGTCTGGCAATGCTGAGGTGTCTGGTGATGCTGAGGTGTATGGCAATTCCGATCTCGTTTGGTTTTCAAAAGTGGGAACAGAGCAAGGCACACTTACCGTTTATAAATCCAAAAATGGCTCATTACTTGCCACTCGTGGTTGTTTTAGTGGAACGGTCGATGAGTTTTTAGCGAAATCAGCAAAAGTTCACAATGAACGAATCAAACGAGAATACCAGTTACTCATTGAAGTCGCAAAATCTTGCCTTCTTGGAGAAAGCTATGTACCTACTTTTTAACCCCTTCACCCTCCGCAAATGCCTACGGGACTACATCAACAAATACGCCAAACAGGCACGTGTGATCGTGCATCTTAAAGGCAACCTTGCCAAATTACATCACGAAAACGACCGCTTGTTACGAGAAAATCATCGGCTTAAGCAGATGGTAAAAGACAAAGATGAGCGGATTACCCAAATGCACACTACACTCAAAAACAACATCGATCTTGCCCGCACGATTGAATTTAATAGTCTACCGCGGAAGATGAAAAGAGAGGTAGAAAGACAAATCAAAAGAGGGAAATAAAAAAGGGCTTAC